CAACTACACCTATACCTAATGGATGATGATGGTACTGACTACATGCTATCGCTAGCCTGTATTGATGGTGAACATTCCATCACGCTCTTGAAGTCAATCAAAGAGAGGGGTGGCGGCTACGTTACACAAGGCCAGCCATTCTACACCGATGATCTAACGGAGTTCTTTGGGGTACTGACTGATGCCTATGATGGGGAGTTGTCTATCTTTCTTAATCAGTATGAGATTGATCTAGATGACATGGTAGACAACGACAACAAGCCTACGCTAAGGCTAGTAGACAATGACTAGCTGTAATACATTACTCTGTGTTTACAATCAGTTACCTATGCTTGAACCTCAAGACTATTTTGTGGGTGGTGTTTTGTTTCTATATGTGATAGGAGTAGTGGTGGTTTTAATCGTAGCAGTGAAGGGGTAATGTATAATGGATGATACTTTAGAGAAGTTCAAAGGGGATGTGGAAAACTATCAGGATGCGTTGACAAAGAAACATATGTATTGTGGTGAGTTGTTTGTATTATCTGAGCTAGTAGATGAGCTTGAGAAGAAGAGAGAAGCTGCAAAATCAATGGCTGATTATTGGCACGATAAGTCAATAAAGTATGCAGAGGAGTTAGGTAATGGTATGGGGTGATCCAGATATTAAGATGACTGATGTAGTAACAAGTGAAGACTTTAAGTTGATGGCTGAGTATGACATGAACATGCTGCATGATGAGGATGACAGGCTAACCTTTCTTGCCAGCCTCTATCGTAGGGCAGGTGTACAGAAAAGTAATTATCCAGTGGACTTATTTAAAACATGAGGATAACACCAATCACTAGAGCAATCATGCAATCAAGAAGGAGACAGAGCAATGAGCAGTCTAAGACTAAGGCTAAAGATGCTGGAGATACACAACAAACTACAAGATGTGACCGACACCTTCGCAGAAACTCAAGACATATGGATGTCGGACTTATGGAAACTAAGCGAACTAAAGAATGAACTAGCAAAAGAGTTTAGGTTCAAGGCACCAAAGGATAGTGAGGGTAGGATCATGTCACACTATGCTGACTGGATACTAAAGGAGAAGGACGATGCCTAGTTATTTAGTAACGATTAGCCAAACCATACTGGTTGAGGCAGAGGATGATGATGATGCAAGGGTAAACTCATTAGTAAGCTTTGACTTTGCTGATGCTGAGTTTGAAATAGAGGAGATTTGCAGTGACTTGACTAGTCAAAACTTTGACAGTGCCTATGTGATAGGCTATAGCAGTGGGTATCATAACTTTCAGTACGTTAATTCATACGATCCGAACACTGAGTTCCAGTACTACATCAAGTATAAGGAGGGGTATACAGAGGGGAAGTTACTGCGTGTAAAAGAGGAGGCAGGGTTATGAGCATGGGGTATGTTAAGTGTCCATACTGTAATAACACAGGGGCTGAAGCCCTGTACGCAGTGGATGAGAAGAAGGAGTGCTTTTGTATTAACTGTCTAGCTGAGTGGACAGAGGAACAAGAAGGAGAAGTAACCACAGCACAACAGCAGTGGATGATGGCTCACTATGGTGAGGAGTAGTGGAGGCTTTTGTATGGCTAATGCTTATCGCTATCCTGATCACAGGTACAATAGGATACTACACAGACAACGAGAACTTCATAGGACTACAGTTCTTAGTTATGTTGACTATGATAGTAGGAGTACCAGTGCTTTCATTACTAGTATAATACTATATGTAACAGGGGGGTCTTCTCTTGAGGTACAGTTTAGAAAATCAACTGCAACTTGAACAGGAAATGTTGACTGCAGGTATCACTAGATTTAATAAGGAAAAGGATAGTGCTATCAGCAAGGGCAGAGAGTCTGCTACCCTACATGGCAGGGCTATGATAGCTACTGTTGTATCTGCTACGACTGAGGGTGTTAAGAAACTACAAGACACACCCACTAGTAACAGAGACATAGCCTATAAGAAACTGCAGGACATGCCACCTGACAAGATAGCCTACCTAACACTGGTGTCTATGGTTGATGGCATCAGTAAGTCTAACACGCTGATCAACGTAGCCAAGGATGTTGGTGGTAACGTAGAGATGCAGGACAGGCTAGAGAAATGGATAGCTGCAGAGGGTAGCATTGCAAGGAACACAATTAAGAAAGCCAATGAGAAGGGCATCACTGCTAGACGCTTTGGCTTGACCAACAAGATGAACAAGGATGGGTATAAACACCTAGCTTGGACTAAAGAACAACGCATACATGTGGGACTAAGGCTGATTGATGTCGTGATTCAGAACACAGGTGTCGTGAAGCTAGAGAAACTAACCACATCAAGACAAAAGACTACCACATTCCTACGTGCTACACCACTGACAGAGGAATGGATCAAAGCCTTTAATGAATACAATGAAACTATGCGTCCACGCTGGACACCATGTATCATACCACCCAAGGATTGGACTAGTGTGTATGGTGGTGGGTATCACGCAGAGTTTCTAGATGACCTACCAATAATCAGAAGGAGATGAGTTATGAAGGAACACATGACCAAGCTGAAACAGCAAGACTTATCTCAGGAGTTTGACTGCCTCAACACACTGCAGCACACTGCATGGCAAATCAATAGGCCATTGCTGGCGATTACACGCTCACTGTGGGACAGTGGGCAGGAGTGGGGTGGGCTACCAGCCAGAGAGGACAGACCACTGCCTGCGTACCCCTTTAACAAGGAACCAGCAGCTATGGATGAAGAGGAGAAGCAAGAGTTTAGGAACTGGTCAAAGAAACGTGGAGAGGTATACACTTACAACAACAGGACAGTGAGTAAACGTATCCAAGTTGAGCGTACACTGCAGATCGCTGAACAGTACAGTAAGTACGATGAGTTCTACTATGTGTGGCAGAATGACTTCAGGTCACGCAAGTATGCTAGCAGTACCTTCATGTCACCACAGTCAGCCGACTGGAGCAAGTCACTCTTGATGTTTAGGACAGGCAAGCCTATCAACAATTGGGATGACGCACGTTGGTTGTGTATACATGGTGCTAACCTGTATGGTAATGACAAGGTGACACTAGACCAGCGCGAGGGATGGGCATGGGATAATGCTGATGAGATTAAACGAGTAGCAGATAACCCATACGATAACTTGTGGTGGCTGGATGCTGACAAGCCCTTCCAATTCTTGGGCTGGTGCTTTGAGTTCAGTAGTCTATTGAAGGAAGGTTGGGGTTTTATGTCTCACCTACCTACGTCTGCTGATGGTAGTTGTAATGGACTACAGCATCTGTCAGCTATCCTACGAGATGAGGATGGAGCTAGGACTACCAACTTAGTACCTGCTACTGTGCCTCAGGATATCTACACTGATGTAGCAGAAGAAACACTAAAGGCAGTACGACTAGATGCAGAACAGGGCGAAAATTTAGCGAAAAAATTTATAGAGTTTGGTATCAACAGGTCATTGACCAAAAGATCAGTGATGATTGTACCTTACAGTGGTACTATCCATGCCTGTCGTACCTACATTGAGGAAGCAGTGCGTGAAAGGATAGAAAAGGGTGAGCATGATATCTTTGGTGATGATCTCTTTGCTGCTACAACTTACTTATCAAGGCACGTGTGGTCTGCTATCAATGGTGTCATCCAGTCAGCAAGACAGGTGATGGACTACATCAAGGATGTTGGTGCAGTGTATGCTGCACACAATAAGCACATGGAATGGATCACACCTACTAACTGGCTGGTCATGCAGAACTACAACGAGGTAGATAAGAAACGTATCTATACACATATCAATGGTAGTACACTGCAGCTTATCTTTAACAAGGATAGGGAGAACGAGGTAAGTAAGAGGCGTACTGCTTCTGCTGCTAGTCCTAACTTCATCCACTCAATGGATGCTGCAGCCATGACTAAGACTATCAATAGCTGTAAGCTACAGGGTATTAATGACTTTGCTATGGTGCATGACAGCTATGGAACACACAGTTCTGACATGCCACGCCTGTCTGAGATACTACGAGAAGAGTTTGTTCGGTTGTATACTGAACATGATGTGTTGACAGAGCTACGTAATCATGCTACTGTCACGCTTGGAACAGATGATGTTCCACACCCACCAGCTAAGGGTAAGTTGGAGCTACATAAGATACTGGAATCACAGTACTTTTTTGCCTAGTTCTAAACTGTACCTATAGCTAGACTAACGATCCATAATCATAGGAGATTACTATATGGATACGATCACAATTGAAGGAACCACTGCATGGTGTAACCCCTTTGAGCCTAACAAAGAATACGAGAAACTACATGGTGTATATGATGTAGCCATCGTAGTAGAACAAGAACGAGCAGCAAAGCTATGTGAATATCTTGATGAGCTAGCACAGAAGAAGCTAGACCAAGCTATCAAGGAAGCTCCTGAGAATAAGCGCAAGCAACTCTCTGAGTCCCTGTCCATAGCAAAAGCAGGTAGTCCTGCAAGAGATAAGGATGGTAATGATACAAGTAATATCCTTATCAAAGCAAAACTTAAGCCTGTTGTTCAAAAGAAGGATGGTAGTTCTTACACACAAAGGACAACAGTATTTGATGGTAAACTAAATCCTATTGTTGATGCCATAAAGATTGGGCGTGGTTCGCATGTAAAGATTGTAGTAGAACCATATCCTTATGTGATGCTAAACACTAAGCAGGTAGGTGTATCACTACGCTTCTGGAAGCTGCAGATTTTAAACCTTGCAGAAGAGAAGGAAGATACTGGTGGTCTTGAAGCAGTAGATGGTGGCTATGAACACAAAGCCATCACCAAGGACAACAACCAAGAAGCTCGCTTTGAAGATGATACCTCAGTTACACCACAGGATAGTGTCAATGACGAAAGGGACTTTTGAGGCAAGGGTTATCTCAGACCTAGATGAGCGTGGCGTTCCATATGTATACGAGCCAGAGAAGTTGGCCTACCATGTGGAGCGTCACTACATCCCTGACTTAGCAGTTGGTAATATGATTGTAGAACTCAAGGGTTATCTTAGACAGGATAGCCAGCGCAAGATGAAGGCAGTGAAGTCACAGTACCCTGACTTGGATGTACGCTTTGTCTTTCAGAACGCCAGTGCTACAATCCAAGGTGCAAAGAAAAGGAAGGACGGTACTAAGATGACCTGTGGTGAGTGGGCAGACCGACAAGGTTTTGTTTGGGCAGAAGGAACTATACCTAAGGAGTGGTTGACATGAGTGTCATTGACGTAAAGGAAGAATGGGTATCCGAAGTAGACATGAACGCTGAGTTTGATACCAATGGATTGAGTGTATCAATCTATCTAGACCAGCATGAATTGGTAGAGCATAAGAACTACTATGACATGGCACACGCAATGCTCTCAGATGACATCAAGTATGACGATGATCTAATCTTAGACATAGCCAAGGGACTAGAGAACACTGCACGTACCTTAAGGAATGGGTTAGGTGGAAGAGGATAGCGAACTCATTGGGCATGAAGCCTGTTTGAAATGTGGCAGTAGTGATGCCAATGCTTTCTATACTGATGGTCATCACTACTGTTTCTCTTGTAACACTTACACTCCACCAGAAGGAGAGGACATGCAGAACGTGGTACGTATCACAGACTACAATGATACCTTCCTTAGACCAGAGCCTATTGCTCTGAACAAGAGGAAGATTACTGAGAAGACTGCAAGACATTGGGGTTATGGGGTAGCTGACTATCATGGCAAGACTGTTCAAGTAGCCAGCTACTACAACAAGGATGGTGAGGTGGTAGCACAGAAGCTACGCTTTGCTAACAAGGACTTCAGTGTACTAGGTAATCTCAAGGAAGCTGGCTTGTATGGTCAGCATTTGTGCCGTGACAATGGTAAGATGATTACTATTGTAGAGGGTGAGGTGGATGCACTATCACTTAGTCAAACTTTTGACAACAAGTATAGTGTAGTGAGTGTACCCAATGGTGCAGCAGGTGCTAAGAAAGCAGTAGCTAATGCCATTGAGTGGCTCTGTAAATATGACAGCATCATCCTAATGTTTGATCAGGATGAGGTAGGTCAAGCTGCAGCACGTGAGTGTGCTAACATCCTGCCACCTAACAAGGCTAAGATTGCTACGCTTCCACTCAAGGATGCTAGTGAGATGCTACAGGCAGGACGCAGTGAGGAACTGATCAATGCTGTCTGGTCTGCTAAGACATACAGACCTGATGGTATTGTAGCTGGTACTGAACTGTGGGATGTGGTCACATCTGTGGATGACAGAGAGGCAGTAGCTTACCCCTACGCTGGCTTACAAGAGAAGACAGGTGGTTGTCGTAAGGGTGAGATTGTAACCATCACTGCTGGTAGTGGCATAGGTAAGTCACAACTAGCACGTGAGCTAGCACACAGTCTCATCAACAATGGACAGACCATAGGTTACATTGCACTTGAAGAGAACATCAAGCGTACTGCCCTTGGCCTCATGTCTATCGAACTTAACAGACCTCTCCACCTACAAGGACTTAACATCAACGAAGAGGAATTGAAAGATGCCTTTGATGCAACAGTTGGGTCTGGTAGAGTATATCTGTACGATCACTGGGGTAGCACTGATAGTGATAATCTGCTATCCAAGATACGCTACCTTGTCCGTGGTTGTGGCTGCGATTACATTGTACTTGATCACATTAGTATCGTTGTTAGTGGACTAGAGGGTGGAGATGAGAGGCGATTGATAGACAATACTATGACTCGCTTGCGTACTCTGGTTGAGGAACTTAACTGTGGCCTCATACTTATCTCTCACCTCAAGCGTCCATCAGGTGACAAAGGACACGAGGATGGCGCACAGACTAGCATGGCACAGTTACGTGGTAGTGCTGCTATCGGTCAGCTTAGTGACATCGTTGTAGGACTTGAGCGTAACCAACAGGACAAGGACAACCCACACATCTCACACATCAGAGTGTTGAAGAACAGATGGTCAGGTGAGACAGGGTTGTGTAATAGCCTAGAGTACATTAAGGATACAGGCAGAATGGTAGAGGTATTCTTTGAAGAGGATGATGAAGACTTAGAATTTTAACTAGTGCGGAGACACAGTATGGAATACATATGGGACTTAGAAGCAGACAACTTACTTAAAGAAGTAAATCAAGTATGGTGTCATGTCTTCAGAAACGTAGAGACTGATGAGGTACACACCTTTGACCCAACACAGATGCAAGCAGCCTTACAGTTTATGGATGACAATGTAACAACATTAGTTGGACATAACGTAATTGACTATGACTTGCGTGTGATGAAGAAGCTTTATGATTATACCTACACTGGTAAGATCGTAGACACGTTGGTATGTTCACGAACAATCTGGCCTCACCTAAAGGAACTAGACTTCAAGCTACACAGGAAGGGAAACTTCCCTGCTAAGTTGATTGGTAGTCATAGCCTAAAGGCATGGGGTCACAGACTAGGAGAACTAAAAGGTGACTTCAATAATGGTAGCGAAAGCTTTACAACATATACCTCTGACATGCTCACCTACTGCATACAAGACACGAGTGTCACCAAGATATTGTACGAAAGGATCAAGTCAAAGGACTTCAGTAAACCAGCCCTTGACCTTGAACACAGACTACACACCCTTCTCATCCAGCAAGAGGAGCAAGGTTTTGACTTTGATGTCGAGGCTGCACAGAAATTGTATGCCACTCTTGCAGGACGTAGGGGTACGATTGAGCAGGAGTTGGTTGATACCTTTGAGCCTACTATTATAGAGCTTAAGACTAAGACAAAGACTATCCCTTTCAACCCTGCATCACGACAGCAGATTGCTGATCGACTAATGAAGCGAGGCTGGAAGCCTGAGGTATTCACTGAGACAGGTGAGCCTAAGGTAGACGAGACAGTACTAGCTGGTATTGATATGCCAGAAGCCAAGCTACTAAATGAGTACCTACTCCTCAACAAACGAATAGGTCAGCTAGCTACAGGTAAGCAAGCGTGGCTTAAGCTTGAAG